AAAAGTGATTCAGAAAAAAAAGAATTACCTGAAGTAGCGTCTAAAAATGTAAATCAAGAGTTAAAAGAGGGTGAGAAAAAAAGAGTAGAGAAAAGGCATCTTCGAGATAGAATAACTCGAGCAAATATTAGAATAAATGAGTTAAGGAGACTGGTTACCTACACTCGTCAGTATTTTAAAAATCGGAATAAAAGAATTAAAGATAAAAAAGATAAAATAGATATTAACGCGGTAGTAGCAGAAGTTATTAAAAATTTTAATAAGAGAAAACCTAAAGAGCTAAAAAATAATGACCCAGCAATTTTAGAGAGGGGTCATATTATTATGGTGGAAGAAGAGGTCGAGCATGGAGACCCTAAGGACAAATCAAAAGTTACTAAAGTTAAGAAAAAAATATCTCTAAAAAAAACCCCGATTGTGACAAAGTCTAAAAAAACGTGGGTTCACCCGTCAATTGCCAGAATGACTTTTGTTTCAGAGGCCTTTAAAAAGGCAGACCCTCTTCTTAGAAATTTAATGTTAGAGAAAGAAAAACTTTTATTAAGTAAAGGATTTTAAATGAAAACTTTTAGTGTAAAATTAGAAAGTTTAATCCCTAAATTGGAGATTAACGATCTGAAAATAACTTTATTCAAGAATAAACCTTTAATTGTCAGTTCGGAACAAGCAAAAAATTCTAAAGATATTTTAACTTTAGTCAATAAAGGTTTATTAAATACTCAAACATTATTGAATATTCAAAGGGCTGACTTAGTTAAAATACCTGTTTTAAAACCGCAGGAGCGCCATGTGGTACCTAAGCCTGTATTTACTCCTGTCCCTGTCCCTCCGGTACTTGAAGACCTTACAGTTGTTGCTCCTGTCCCTGAGCTTGTTGAAGCCCCCGCCCTAGAAGCTCCCGTTGTAGAGGTACCTGTTGAGAGTCAAGATGAAGTCTTGGATCTTTTTGACGATTCTGTACTTGAAGCACTATCTTCAGAAGCTTCAGAAAATAAAAATAAGAAAAATAGGAAGAAGTAAGATGTATTATCGCCTTACCGAACAAACAAAAGAATTAATTATTAAAGAATTACGGCAATTTTGGGCTACACATCCAAAATATAAAGACCTTGTTGATAACATTCAGGGTAAGTTTTCTTTTGATGACCGTCCACAAAGTGCTATTATTGTTAAAACTGGGAGTGCCTCTAAAGTACAGCTTTCGGCTGATAATTATATAGGTAGGGTTATTTCTTATGTTTCTTTAGCTAAAGTTCCTGGGTACTCAGGGCTTTCGGCAGAGTGGGTTCGAGAAGATTCCTTAGCTATTCATAAAAATAACAACCTTTTTCCATCACTTCCGGGAGTATATTATATACATATAACAGGCCCAGAGGAGTTTTATTTAGATCCTTTGTTATATACTGAAGGGGAAAGCCCCACTCAATTAACAGAAAAAACTTATAGATTAAGTGGTATACCCCTAAAAGGCTCTGTTAAGATAACTATGACCCCAAATAACATATACTTAATTGAGGGAAAAGATTATCATTTAATTTTAGATTCTCAGGGTAATCCAACTGGGGATTTCGAGTTAACCAAAGCACTTCCCTCAAAGTTAGGGTTATCTACCTCTTATAGATATCCAGCACCCTCACAGGGTCCAATACCTTTTAAGTCTCGGACAGGTAACCATACCGCAATTCCGGGTTGTGTTATAGGTTTTGGGGAACGTATTGCAGTAGATGACCGTTTTGCAGTAGTTGTAACTCAAAAGAGAGAGGATTCTGCTGAGGAATATGGTGGTAAATGGCAATTAACAGTAGACCTTGATATTACAGCGAGAGATGTTTATAGTCAACAAGAGATTGCAGATAAAACTTTAATGTTCTTATGGACAATCTTGCGTCCAAGAATTGCGGGTTATGGTGTAGATATTACTGAAATCTCCATGGGAGGAGAGAGTGAGGAGATTTATGATGAGAATGGTGATGATTATTTTTATAATTCTGCTATTTCTTTAACTTTAGAGTCCGATTGGTCTCTTCATTCTCCATTGCATTATAAGATTCGTGGTTTCTCGGGTCTAGATATCAATTTAATAGATAGTTTAGGATTAGAGGCCATGGAAGAGCCTCAAGTTTTTTCAAAGCTCCCTTTAGAAAGATTAGGATAATTTTAAAATGCCTATTTATGAATACCTTTGTGACCTTTGTGCAATTAAGTTCGAAAAAACTTTAAAAGCAGAGCTTAGTGAGAATAAGCAACCCTGTCCGGGTTGCTCTGGGCTCTCTGACCGGGTCCCTTCGGTTGTTACTCCTACTTTTTTAGGGAATACCATGAAGGATGCTTCTGGTTTAAGCAGTTTAGATAATAATTTTGATAGATTGGTAGGAGAAGATTCTTTTCGGCAGTGGCATGTCATTGCAGACAGAGAAAAAGAAAAATTAAAGATATTAAATGAGAACCCAGAAGCGGAAGCATCAGACTTAAAAAGCGTAGGGGGTTCTTATCAGGTTATGACCAAGCAAGAATCGAAAAGTTTTAAGGATAAGTTTTTTAATTTGAAAGTTAAGGACAAATCTGACTAAATTTTCTATCTTTTTGTTAATTAGAGGTTTCAATTTTTAAAGTAAAGGATAATAAAATGGCAATGATTTCTTATGTACCACCTGGTGTTTATACTGAAACAAAGTTTCAGCCACCACTCCCCCTCCCTGCGGGAATTTTCCGCACCCCACTTTTCATTGGAACCGGTAACGAGCAACTTGTTAAAACAGTTACAGTTACTCGTGGTTCTAACTCGGGGTCCCTCCAAGTAGGCGAGGAATACCGTTCTGATTCTTTCGTCTATGCTGATCCTGATAATACGGATCAATTTATTACGGAACAATCTACAGATGGTATTCTCCGGGTTTTCCAGACCCGTTATTACCCAATTGTTCGTGATGACGGTTCTCAAGAACCAACAGATAACCGTTCAGATGTTTCTGTAACCGTAAATGGTGTCCCCGCAGTTGTTGAAGCCGTTGATGGTATCAACGGTCTCGTTAAGCTTGTAAATGCTCCTCTAGCTGGGGATTCTGTTCGTTGTAGTTACCGTTTTGCTCGTACAGATACATTTGTTTCCAAGGAGAGCTTAACAAGTCAGATCAAGGGGAAGTACCAGCTTGTACTCCCCAAGACTGTTAAGAGCAGTGATAGTTCCAGTGACCTTGACTTAATTAAACTTTTAAATACTTTTACTGTTTTCGAGACTGGTGTCCAAGGAGGGTTTAATATTGCCTCTATTACTAAGCCTTGGTTAAAAAAGCAGATATTAGCGGCAATACTTGCTTCTGGTGTCACAGGCCTCGCAGTAAGCGATGATTTACAAATTAGCTCCATTAATGCTGATTTCCCATTAGCTACAAATAACCCTCTTACTGTATCCAGTACTGGTAACGTATTATCTGCTGATACCTCTAATAAGAAACTTGTTATCTTACCGGCATCACCTGCACCTACGATTTTACAGGGTACACATAGTTTAACAATTACACTTAAAGATGTTGTAGCTACGGGAACGGGAAGCGGAGCCGATGTTATTCGGAATATTGTTATAAATTTTGTTTCTTTACCTGCTGGATCAAGCCCTGTAACTGTCGGGGGTATTGTAAATTATCTGAACAGCTTCTATGCCGCAGATAAGTTCTCTACACGTCAAGTTGTTCTCTCCGATGGTTCTGACTATATTCTTGTTGAGAGTATTTATCCTTTTGAAATTAAATATACAACACCTTCCGTAGGAACCGTTGGTGCCCCTGGTTTTATTCAAGCACAATCATTTACTATAACTGCTGAAACTTTAGGTAATTCTGAATTCTATACTAGGAATAACCCATTAAGAAATGGTCTAAGTGACGGACGGTATGCTTCTGCTAAAGACATTAAAGTTTATGTTAATGAATCTGAAGAACCTATCGTAAATACAGTTGCTGATGTCTATTACGAGTTTGACGCAAAGTCTGGTAAAATAACGTTCACAGATAAATTTTTTGATAGCTTGGTTGCTGCCAACAAGCCTTTTACCTCTCTTGAAGTTTCTTATTTCTTTAACAGATACGGGGATTACTGGGATTACCTTCCAGATTCAGGAGTTATTGAGATTCTCTCTTGTGGGCGTATAGCTTCTAGAAATGAATATGAGAACGGAGCAGATTTCGTTCTGGTTAACAACCCCAAGGATTCAGATCGCATTGTTTGGGGTAATGCAGCAACAGTTAAGGAAAACTTATTCAGCGGTCAGACTAAGGATATCCTTACCTCTAAAACCTCTGGTTATATCCCATTTGACTCACGTCAGACGACTGTTGGACTTTTAGAATACACTATGGCCTATGAAGAGGCACTACCAAGCTCTTCAAGTCCTTATGTTTATTCTTTAAAGAACCCTGCAACCATTGGGGATACCACTGGTGATTTAGTTTCCGACTATATCTCAAAATTAGACGGCTCTGATGATTTCTTGAACATTCTTAAGGTCCGTTTTGCAGCAAACCCTTTAGAAGCACAGGGTTCTGCGGCTACTCCGGGTATTGTCTCTAAGTGTGAGATGGTTAACGGTAAGTTTTATCTCACACTTGAAACTCTACCTGCATTGAATCAGAAAGTTTATGTTACATATAATTATTCGAAGTTTGTGGATATGAAGTATGTTTTAGCAAAGACAACTGATGAGTATTTCCAGGCATTTTATTCCGCAGATGAGGTGACCACCACACCAGTTCTCGCCGTGACTAGTCCGGTTCTTGCCACAGATTCAAATGTAGAATTAGGGTTTATTGACAATACTACACGTTTAACTCCTAGATTCGAAGCTATGCCTTCCGTTCCTTTTTCGGATTATCTGAAGGAGTCCTACTATCTTATAAAGTTTAAGACCAGCTCTACGACTGAGTTCGAGGTCTTTAAGGCAACCTTAGATAGTTCTGGCACGTATTCCCCAGATGGTAACATGCTTGGTTCTGGTGTTGCGGGACAGAGTTGTCAGGTAAAGAATCTGACCTTTGCAATCCCACCTGCAACAGTCGCAGCAGCTGAGTATGTTTTCTCAGTTACACCTTACTTCCAGGTTGGTGTTGATCACGCAGCTTCTTTTTCTGGTCTTGAGCTCTCTATTTCTGACCTCCTCAATGTTAAGGTTGGGGATTCTGCACTTCTTGAATCTTATGAGAAGAGCGGTAAGGAACCTAATCTAGGGGCAACCTATTGGGTGACTTATAGTTATGAAAAGAAAGACTACTCATCAAAGATGTTCAGTAAGCTTTCAGACGTAGTCACAGAATATGGTGCAGCTACTCCTGAGAATCCTGTTAGTCTTGCAGCTTCTTTAGCTTTTGCAAATGGTGCTGGTAGTATTGCTATTAAGCAGGTCCAGAAAGACCCCGGCTTAAAGACAGCAAGCTTTTCTAAGTACCTGGAGGCTATTACTGACGTAGAAGGAGATATGGCTAATGGTTACCCACCTGCATATATTGTCCCTCTAATTGGCGCTACCCCTGATTTACTTAGCTTATTATCAGACCACTGTGATGAGCAGTCTTCAGTTCTTTACCGCTCAGAGCGTAACTCTCTTGTAGGCGTACCTGCGGGTGTCCTACCTGAAGAAGTCGGGCTTTTAGCAGAGGGTATCGCTTCCAGTCGTGTTCGTATTGTCTACCCCGACTCCATGTTACTTACTACAGTGTCTAGCTTAGGTAAGAAGACACAGCATCTAGTAGATGGGTACTACATGGCAGCCGCTCTTGCAGGGCGTGTTTGCGCCAAGGGTACTGATGCTGCAACGCCTTGGGATCGTAAGCCTATCCTTGGTTTTGATAGCCTTGGTCGTAAGATGAACCGTGTACAGATGGATAATGTTGCTAAATACGGTATAACTGTTATTGAGCCTGTTGTCGAGGGTCTTGTTGTCCGTCATGGTCTTACCACGGATATTACAAACGTCCTTACCCGTAATCCAACAGTTACTCAGATTGTCGATGAGATACATCAGAGAACTCGTGCAGCTCTAGACCCATTCATTGGTGCTAAGTTCGTACCTTCAATAGTCACTGATATTAATGAGAAGTTTACAGGCATGTTAAGTAATGCCAAAACTCAGCAGATTATCAAGGACTTTAAAGAGATAGTGGTTCAGCCCTCTGAGGATGACCCACAGGCAGTTGAGGTCTCGGTCTTTATCGCCCCAGTACTACCATTGCTCTACATCAATGTTAAGTTTACAATGCGGGTTAGCTTGTAATACGTAAGCGTTTCGAGTAAGAACCCCTGGAGACTTGCAAGTCTCCAGGGGTTCTTTTATGACCTTATTAAAGCTGAAAAAAATTTTAGACGCTCTAAAAGACCGAGTAAGACTAATTAGTCTTAAATTTATAGATTCAGACAATATTCAAATTAGTTATGATAATGGATCACAATACTGTGTTAAACTAAATTTAAAGTTAAAAAATTCTAATTGCAAAGATTTTTCTTGCAATCTTCACGACTTTATTAAAGCTTTAGATTGTTTAAACTCAAATAGATCTAACTCTATTTTTTTAGATGGAAATAAACTATATTCTGGGGATAAGTCCGTTGAATTAGAATTAAATCCTCCAATGAAACATGATTTTATTAGTATCCAGTACAGTGATTCTTATCCAACAACTGACTTATTAGAATGTCTAGAATTCGTATCTCTTGTAACCTCAGAGACTCTACCTAAGTTTGAATGGCTTCAATTTCATGATGGGTTGGTTCAAGCATCTTGCGGGTATGCTATACATGAGTATAATTTAATACCCTTTAAAAATTCTTTTTCCGTACATAGAAGTGCAATTTTTCAATTAACTGATTTTCTTAGAGTTTTGGAAGAGTATGATATACTCAACCCTTCAGAATTTATACGGGGTGGTTTATGGAAAGATGGTTATGCTTTTTATGGGGAGGATGCGGATTTTTCTTTTGAGGTTATATTTATGACCTCAAAGGCTACACCATACACTTTAAATATTATGCATACTAAAATATTTAAGTTAAATAGGTCAGATATCTATGATGTTTGTATTCAAGCTAATAAATCCAAATCTTCTTATATAGAATTTTACAATAAAGAAGGTATTTTTGGGTATAGTTTTAAGTCTAAAACAAAAACATTAAAAGTTTCTGGAAGTATACCTGTTTCGGGTATTTTTCCGGACTTTAAAATTGATTCTAAATTTTTATACCAAGCAATCCCAGAAGGTAGAATTGTGGAGGTTCATTATAGCGAACCTAAGCAACCTTTTCTTTTTTCAACGGGTAATAGATTTAGGGCGTATATTGCCCCGATGATCTAGTTTATTTTATTATAACCTATAAATTATGAGATAGTCTATTTCTTGTGAGTCACTATGAGTGTATCCGATAAACTTATAAAGATTGCTTATACAAACCCTGAGCTGAGACCAGATTTGGTCCCAGTTATTATGGGGTATATAAAAACAGCTCAGTCTAAAGAAGTAGCGGTTAAATTAGTTAATAGACTATATAGAGAATTACACGCACAGATAGAAAACAATCTACCACATATTCAGTTTCCTTTAG